CTGCGTAATGAAGCAGATATGGATGATGACTTAACCTCAGTCGAGTACTATAATGGTGTGCTCGACGGTATGGGTACCGTCATGAACGGTGAGATTTTCTCACAGAAACTCCTAGAGGAGATGAAAACCTATGGCATCGAAACTATTGAACACCCTGCGCCTGTCGTTGGAGATGACGGACGTCCTTGCGAACCTCGAAAGAACGGGGATCAAGATAGACCCCTTTGCCCTAGCGGATATTGAGGACGAATACCGTAAGGAAATGAACCAGTTAGAGGTTAAACTTCAGAGAATGGCTGAGGATGCGATGGGTGATACCCCTGTCAATCTCAACTCCGCAGATGACAAGTCAGCCTTGTTTTACTCACGTAAGGTGAAGGATAAGAAGCGTTGGTCTTCCATCTTCAACCTCGGGTCAGAGTTACGGGGGGCAACCCGTAAACCAAAGAAGCGTACTAAGTACAACAAACGCGAATTCTCGCACATCGTAAAAGACGAATGCGAGCTCGTGTACAAGACGGTAGCGTCCCGTTGCACAGCATGTAAGGGTGCCGGCCGAAGTAAAGTAATTAAGAAAGACGGTACGGTAGGCAAAGCTGTACGTGTCTGTAAAGGTTGTGGTGGTGAAGGAGTCCTCTATGTACCGACTAAGGAAATCGCCGGTTTCAAAATGTTACCGCGAGACTCGTGGGACGCCGCCTCCGCAGGATTCAAAACAGACCACGAAACACTTAAAGAACGCCTCGATGAACTTTCTGGTACCGCCCGAGAGTTTGCAGAGTCTTACTCCAGATACAATGCACTTCGCACTTATCTCTCAACTTTTGTTGAAGGACTCAAAAACAACAAAGACAGGGATAACATCGTACACCCCGATTTCATGCAATGTGTCACAGCTACAGGACGGCTCAGTTCTCGTAACCCCAACTTCCAGAATATGCCCCGTGGTTCTACATTCGCTATCCGGAGGGCAATGGTCTCTCGTTTTGAAGGAGGGAAAATCCTCGAAGCTGATTACGGGCAACTCGAGTTTCGAGTCGCAGGATTCCTAGCGAACGACCCGCAGGCGTATCACGACGTGGAGAACAAAACGGATGTACACACTGTCACTGCTGAAATTATCGGATGCTCAAGGCAAGACGCTAAGGCTCATACTTTTAAGCCGTTATACGGGGGAACGACAGGTACTCCTGATCAGCAGAGATACTACCGTACGTTCAAGGACAAATACGCGGGGGTGACAGCGTGGCACGACAAACTACAGAGCGACGCAGTCGAGAAGGGATTTATCACGCTACCGTCAGGACGACAGTACGCATTTCCCGGTACAACGTGGACAGAGTGGGGGACGGCGACCAACCGGACAGCCATCTGTAACTACCCTGTGCAGGGATTCGCAACAGGTGATCTCCTACCCATAGCCTTAGTTTATCTTTCTAAGTCTATGAAAAGTAAGGAACTAAAAAGTGTGATCTGTAACACAGTTCATGATAGTATAGTACTTGACGTATTCCCCGGAGAGGAGGATACTGTAACAACCTTGGTGGTGGAGGCAATGATGTCTTTACCTCAAGAATGTCAGCGGCGATATGGTATAGAATACGACATGCCAGTCTCTGTTGAGTGTAAGATGGGGTCCAACTGGTTGGATACCGAAGTTGTCTACGCAAACTAAGGAGAGCGTAATGGGCGAATTGAACGTAATGGACAATGCCTTTGATGGCATGATGGCGGCAGTAAAGTCAGGAGACCGGGAGGGTCTCATGAAACTGTCAGGGCAGGCGGCTGAGGATACTCCCAAGACGGGACTGTCACGCCTCAATATCAACTACGACACTGAGACGGACGATGGTCAGAGTCTAAAAAAAGGTGCGTGGAAAGTGTACTACGACGGTGAATTTGTGTACGCAGATAGCGTAGAATTCCGTCCGTTAGTACGTACGTATGAGTGGAGTGTATGGGATCAGGAAGAAGGCAAGTTTGCCTCACGTTCTGTTCAGGCACCATCCTTGGACTTCCAATTTCCAGATACCACAGGTGGAAATAAGTGTGGCCGTCTGTCAAAGTCGGAGGAAGATGAATTAGGTGAGAAGCACCCTCGGACACTAGCGTCACGTCTCGCTACATGTAATCAGGTCTTCTACGCGATCATCACGATGACGGGTAAGACGGCAAACGGCACGGAGGTCAAGATTGAAAATTACCCAGTCATGACTTACTTCAAGCGTTCTGGATTCCGCCCTGCGCGTGAAGCGATTGAGCGTCTAGGTAAGAACACTCTCATGAATGAGGTGACGTTCGAGCTCACTACGAAGCGTAACAAGGCGGGTAGTGTGACTTACTTCACTCCTGTGTTTACGCAAAAAGAAACTGCACCGATGGATGATGCGTCAATGGAAACTATGACCATGTTCCTCGAGACAGTGAAAGCGTCCAACGCAAATATCCTCGAGCAACACAAGGAAGCTGTTAAGGCGAAAGCCAAGGATGAGGAAGTTGATTTAGCGGCGGACTTTAACTGATGCTGGCGGAAGTTCAAGTTAAGAACTTCCTTCAAGCGGCAACGAGGGGGGAAGCATCGCTTTCCCCTTCTGTGCTTGAGGAGTTTGCACAGGACTGTCGCGAGGCACTCGAAAAACAATTTGACCGTAACCCGGAATGGCGGATACGTATGAGTGGGTTAGGACGTCCCCTCTGTCAGCAGGTACATGGACGTGATGGTAAAGACGAGGAGATGACGTACAACGCTATCCTACGTTTTTTAATCGGTGATCTTGTGGAGTGTGCCGTGATGGCTATCTTAAAAGGTGCCGGTGTAAAGATTACAGAGGCACAGGGAAGGTGCCAGTTGGACGTTGGTGGAGAGCAGGTACAAGGTACCCTCGATTTGATTATCGACGATCCTGTGGACGGAGAGAAGGTCTGGGACGTAAAGTCAGCTAGCCCGTACTCCTACACACAGAAGTTTGCGAAAGGTTACGACAATCTTAAAGAAGACGACCCCTTCGGTTATCTCATGCAGGGGCACCTGTATGCAGAATCCAAGGGCAAGGACTTCGGCGGGTGGATTGTAGTGGATAAATCTAGTGGTGAAATCCAGTTTGTACAAGCCCCGGACGACCAGACAGACGACCGAGAACATTATCTCATTGAAGCTGGTAAAGTTGTCGAAGCTTTGATGACTAACTTCACGTACAAGAAGCCGCCGATAGAGCCCGTTGATGAAGCTTTTACTTTGCAAGGTGAGAGAATTGTCACCGGAAACAAACTCTTGGCTAAGAACTGTACGTTCTGCGGTTACCGTAAGCACTGCTGGCCGAAGGCTGTACAGCACGAGAAGGTAACCTCTCGGGCAAAGAATAAGCCTGTTGTCTGGTACCACACATTAAAGGTTAAGGAACTATGAAGACTGCGGATATCAAGAAAATAGTTGAGTTACAAGGAAAGATTATCAAACTGAAGGATAGAATTCATAAGGACGTGATTAGACACAATGAGATGGTGATGGATGAGTTACGCCCTATGTTAAACGAGGTGCAGTACAACACTATCTATCAAGTAGGAGACATGCTCTACAAACGAGGCAAAGAGTTCTGCCAGTTGGACTGTGAAGACTACGGTCTCGGTGTTAAGGCGGATGGTCTCGCGACTTTGCGTCGTATTGTAGTGGAGGACAAAGATGCCCCTTCTGATGACACAGAGAGTGGACCGTCAGCTTCTCTACCTGAATGAGGGAGCTTACGCAGTCTACATCGAAGCCGCTGACAAGAGAGGCGGTAACCCGTGGGTTAGATGGGCACGTAACTTTGAGAGGTGCTTGCCGTTGACTATGTGGCAACACTTCGGTCAGCCTTTGAGCCACGAAACGTGGGAGCGCGATGGTAAAAAAGCTACGGACGAATTGGTAAGTATCGCAAATGTCGTACGCCAAGGAAGAGTTGTAGTATTTCCCGGAGATGAGTACTCTCACGCACTTCTGCAAATCGGGAATACAACTCCGAAATTGCATGATAGAATTTCTCAATCGATACAGGGACTTGTTAACTTATGAGTAAACCACAACGTCACAAGTTCCGCTCAGACTACGAGCTCAGTGTTGCAAAATACCTTGCAGAACAAGGAGTTAAGTTTGAGTACGAGTCGCATAAGATCTCGTATCAACCAAAGCCGAGAGTATACACACCGGACTTTTATCTTCCGGAACAAGATATATATGTTGAAGCTAAAGGGTTTTTTAGCCCTGCTGACAGACAGAAGATGCTACTCGTGATTAAGCAGAATATGTTTCTTGACATACGTATGCTGTTCTTGAGAGCATCAAACAAGTTAAACAGGTCTAGTAAGACCACGTATGGATCTTGGTGTGACAAGCAAGGTATACTGTGGGCGGATGGGACAATACCACTGGAGTGGTTGGAGAAGAAAGCATGAGTGACTTAATCGTAGACGAAGAAAAGATTGCCGCCCTCGAGCAAGCCGGCTTACTGAAGGGGCGGTACTACATTGTCTTGGAGCCTTTAGAAGATGAGAATGAAGACGAGGATGGCTTTGCTATCCGTGCATATGCAACTCGAGATACTCAGGTTGAGATTGATGGCGAAAAGACGTTTGACCCAACTTACGTCATCCTTCAAGGATTACTTGGGGCTGTCTACGAAAACTTCGATGACCTCTACGACATGGGACTGGAAAGGGTTACGCTGGAAGCACTCGGTGAAGTCGTCCCAGAAGAAGAGTTAAAGCCGGAACACCGTGACCGTATCAAGAGCATGGAGGGGAATGTCATTACTGCCAAATTTGGGGAACTGCAATGACAGACTGGAAGAATCCTGACCACTACAAGAAGAAAGACTTTGAGGCTATTGAGGTCATCAAGTCTGTACTAACGGAAGAACAATTCACTGGATATTTACTCGGAAACTCGCTAAAATATTTACTACGGGTGAACGACAAAGATACCCCCTTGATGAACGCGGGCAAGGCTGATTGGTACGCGGCCCGCGCAGAAAAAGAACTTTCGGAGAAATAATGGAACATATGTACTGTGGCAAGATTGCCATCGACTACGACCGGGATGAGAACTTTAGCGCACAAGCATTGAAGCTACTCACGGATTACTACATGTTGCCCGACGAGTCTAGCCCACAGGAGGCTTTTGCTCGGGCGTCCTTGGCGTATTGTGAGGGGGACTATGGCTTCGCTCAACGTATTTATGATTATGCTAGCAAGCGTTGGTTTATGTTCGCTAGCCCTGTGCTTTCAAACGCACCGCTTGACGGAGTTGAGCCAAAAGGATTGCCAATCTCTTGCTTTCTTACTTATGTTGGTGACAATCTTGAGTCTCTCATCAGCCATAATTCTGAAGTGGCATGGCTATCCGTAAAGGGCGGTGGAGTTGGAGGCCACTGGTCTGACGTACGGGGCATCTCAGATAAAGCTCCCGGACCTATTCCATTCATGAAAGTTGTCGATTCAGGGATGACTGCGTGGAAACAGGGCCGCACCCGCAAGGGAAGCTACGCGGCTTACATAGATGTGTCTCACCCAGACATCATCGAATTTATTAACTTTAAAGTACCCACCGGCGATACCAACAGGAAATGTTTTAACCTGTTCAACGCCGTTAACATTACAGATGCTTTTATGGAGGCAGTAGAACATGGAACAGAATGGCAATTACGAGACCCTAATGACGGAGATGTCCGAGATTC